CTCTTAATCAGGGTGTCCGGGGTTCGAACCCCCGTGGGTGTACCATCAAAGAAAGCCCTTGAAAACATTGGATTTTCCAATGAATCAAGGGTTTTTTAATGTTCTTTTTCTTCCAAAAATTATGCTCGAAAAGTTCCCAAAAGTTCCCAAAATGCCCCCTAGATGGGTTACCCCCTGATTTACCCTTATGCTAGATTTGTTGTTTGTTTTTCTCGATTTCATTTCTTATAAGACTCTTAACAGCACCCTGTTTATTGGATTGTTTTGATAGCCAGTTTAGAATATCCTTATCGGTATTATTATTTAATTTCATTCTAAACTGCGTTGTATTTTTCTTGTCGTATTTCTTTTGACTGAAATATTTGACTTCTTTACTACCATCTTTATATTTAACTTCAACTTTTGCTTCCATAATTTACTCCTCCTTGACTATAATGCGAATTTAGTTTAATATTAGGGTGATGGATTTACCATCACCCTACCTGTTATTTTACTTTTTAGGCTTAATAGTGATTACAAGTTTGTCGACTATCTCACTGTTTAACGCTTTTTCAAGTAACTCTAGCAGGTTTTTTATTTCATCTTTGTCCATTTCTTCATCACCTCCTTCCTCTCCCTTTCTATGGTTTAATTATAGCGTAGGTGTCTACCTATGTCAACCCTTTTTCATAAAAATTTTTATGTTATTTTAACATTTTGTTCCCCCTCAAAACCCTTTAAATTTCAACGAAAATGCGACGCTCTAATTTGCGTTTTAAGCGACTTTTTTACACTTTTGGATATATAGTACCTTTAGAAAACATCAAGATTATTCTTTGCAATAAAAAAACGTCCCTAAAGGACAAGGACGCTTTCGATATTTCTTGTAATCTTAGTATCTTTAAATTCCCTAACGCTTAATCGTCATATTCTTTTGGCAATACTAAGAATCCATCTTCATCTCTATATCCAATGAATGAATCCTCAGGGAAAACGATGTTTTCTCCGTCATAAGTACATTTGATTTTTTTCTCATGCAAACCATAATCATACCTTACCTTAAATTCCAAAAGTTCTATTAAATACTCTGAAGGTTTACTCTTCCCACTTTCCCAATCTTCTAAAGTTCGACGTGGGATTTTATACTTTTCACAAAATTTTATCTGTGAAAGCCCTGTTAAACCTCTTATATCCTTAACTCGCATTTATTTTCTCCTCATGAAATACATAACTATCGCAGATACTGATGCTGCCACTATAATGGCAATAATTACTGGTAATTTCATATTATTTTACATTGATGCTAAACTATGATATATTTAGATGAGGGAGCCCCGAAGGGCTTTCCTCATTTTGTGAGTAGCCAAACGATTATACCGCTTACTACTCCAGACACGATGCCAGAAGCTGTTGCTATTGTGAAGTCTTCAAGTTTCTGGCTTTTTTTGTGCTTTCTTTTGCTCATCAATGTTTCCTCCTTCCTTATGTTTATATATTACCACATTATCCGTGGTGTGTCAACGCCTTTTTAAAAAATTTTATAAATTTTTCAATATTTTTATTATCCTCAAAGCCGCTTAAATATCATAAAATAGAAAACGTGCAAAATAAAAAAAACTCCCCTGTTAAGGGGAGAAAAAAGGAGATTTATGAATATTTTATAGTAATTGATTAACTCTTGCTTGTACCGCTTGATAATTATACCCTGCACGAGTGAGCCGTGCCTCTCTATCGGAACCATTGCCCCAATCTCCACGCATAACTTCTCTCGCTACTTGGTCAATAGTTTTTCCTGTTGGTGCATTTATGCCACATAGACGATTAACCTCTGCTTGTACTGCATTATAATCATATCCAGCATTTGTCAGCCTTGCCACTCTATCAGAACCTACACCCCAGTCCCCTCTCAGAACCTCTCTTGCTACTTCTGACGGTGTTTTACTTGCTTTGGGTGTTATTGGTTGTGTCGTGCCCAGTACTCTCATATTAACAGCATTTTGCACTATATCAGGGTCATATCCAGCACGTCTTAAGGCATCGTATCTTGCTTGACCATTCCCCCACATGCCTTGTAATACTTCTTTAACTAAAGTGTCTGTGCTTTTCCCTGCCTTTGGCTTTGGTGTTGGTGCTAGCGGTGCTGAAATGTTTCCACTTTCCGCCATGCTTTTAAGAGTTGATAATTTTGCATAATATCTACCTGGACAAGCAGTAGCGACTATATCTTTATGCCCGATGATAGGTAGTTTTCCATATACTTTCCATATCTCTCTGATAAGCTCAGCAACTGTCGCAAGGTCGCCGTCAGTCATTTCAGGTCGGCACTCTATACCGATTGACCGTAAGTTATACCACCAGTTCCCTGCGTGCCATGCTGTATCATCAGGATCAACTATACATGCCACCTTCCCAGCTTCTACGACATAGTGAGCTGATGAGCCACCGCCTTGTCTGCATAGCCAATTCACAACGCCCCAAAAGTTCTGTCCGTCTATGCCCCAGTGGTGAATTACGATGTACTGTGGTTTAGTGCCCTCTCTCCCACGTGTAAAGTTCGGGCTGTCGTATTTTGTAATATATTCGTAAGCCATTAGTTTTCTTCCTTTCTCACATCTTCATCAGTCCCATAAGTTAGTGCCCTCTCGCTGTCAGCAGTTCCTGACGTTGTTGGGTCTACGATAACGCCAACTCCAACTAAAAGCGTTAGAATAATTTTTACAAGGTCCATAACTTGGTCCTCTGCTACTTTAGGTACTATTCCAATCAGTGAGCATACCTGGTATGCAAAGGCTACAATTGTTCCAATGAAAGTTAGTAACCATACTTTGTTTTTAAACCTGATTCTCCAGTTAATCCTCATCTTTTACCTCGCTTTCCAAATCATCTAGGCGATGATTTACTACCTTAATTTTTTCACTTGTTACCTCTCTGCAAGCCTCGTGCTTTTTCTATAACTCGTAAACTCTAGTAATTATACTGTTATGTTTATCTTGTTTCTTTTCGAGCTCTTTCAAGCGGTAATCTAAAAGTGCTATGATTTTATCTTTACTTTTATAACTTCCGTATACTGAACCTAAAAACGCTAAGCCTGCTACTACTATATTTGTCCAATCCACATGTTTTCCTCCCTTATTTCCATTTCCCGATTGCTATTATTGCGATATCTTTTGCTCCCGCAGCCTTACAACTTTGTGAACCCGATACATGAAGCTGAACATCGTTAGTTGTAGGATGTGTAGTTACACCAATACCTATTCCACTACCTCCAGTTACAGAAGCTGAAACGACTGGGGCTCCTATGAAGTGTTGTGGGAAAGTATATGTCTTATGTGAAACCGCCATCCCTGCCATGTATGGGATATCAGCCCACCCAACGTTATCAGTGGCTCTATATAGGGTCTGCACCATTTTACCGCTATGCCACTTTTCAATTGCCCAACCGTCTTTAGTAGTTCTTTCTACTATGTGGTCAATGTTTAACATATTTGCCATAGGTTCTAAAATATCGAATAGCCTCATGCTATCACCCCCTTGAAGGTAAGTGATTGCAAGCGTTTTATTAGCCTAGAGAGATACCCCCCCCTATAGGAAAAAGGCGTAAAGAAAACCTCTACCGTAGAAACGTTTCTACCCTTATAAGTGATTTTGTACCTTTCGCCTTTACGCGCTATTCCTGAAGCAGTTGCGTTTCCTCCGCCATAAGCATATGTGCATATATATCTGTCCTTACTACCTTGCCCTACATATACAACGTCGTTTTGAGCGGTAATTTCCAGCATAAGCATTCCGTCACTCGGCGCTATCCAGCCACTTGTTAAGTCAACTTGTACAGTTTTGCTCCATCCATTTGGTATTTTGCTTATTGTCTTTTTTAGCAGTTCAAATAATTCCATTTTATTCCTCCAGCATTCTCATCAAAGTGTTATACTCTTCGTCTGTAAGTGTGTAGTCAACATTTTTAACTTTTAGTGTATCTTGTACGATAACCTGACCTGTCAAGGTCGGTGCGTTTTTCGGTGCATACTTGCTAAGTCCTGCTTCTACAGCACTGAGCCTGCTACTTAGTTTCCCCGCCGTAGTACCGTCAAGAGCAGATTCTACCAAATTAACACCTTCTTTTAGTTGGAGCCATAGATCGTCTGATTGGTTTTTAAATGGTATAGCGGGTATAACTAATCCGCAAAGCTCCGTATTTGACCTTTGGTCTTTAATATTAGCGTTTGTAATTTCACTTGCACCTGCTGGTACATATATATCAGCAAGTACGAGTTCGTAGTAGTTTGACTGTCTGATAATTTCTTGTGGACTTGGATATGTAGCAGTAACGCCCTCTTTTAAATATATATCGATATTTCGCTTATCTTCAGCGGTATCAAAGCGGAGCACTATTCTGTCTATTCTCGGAAGCGTTGATGAGGCTTGCGAAAGAGTTATGCTTCTTGATGAACTTTCCCAAAACCTTGCCCCCTCAATATGTGCACCTCCAGGCTTTATCTTGATGGATGTTCCGCTTTGAGCAATTACAGCAAGACTATCAGCTGGATTCACAAAAACGCCATTTGTCCAGCAAAGTTTGTTAAAATCTCTTTCATCTTGGGCAGTTATCGCTCTATCCCAGTCAGGTGATGTACTTGTCCCTAAATTTTTACTTTCAAATGGAAAACTTTTTGCCATTAAATTATCCTCCTATATTCTTGTTTCGTTGGAGTTCCCAAAATTAATTCAACGTCATTTTTGTTTTGGCTAAATACTTCATTAATTTCTACAATTCTTGCGGTATACATTTTTTTAATTTTATCTATAACTATTGTGCAAACATCACCAAGATCATAATCTTTTAAGTAATAGAATTTGTTTTGGATAACATCAATTGAAATTTTTTCATCAATATAATTGTTAAGGAGCTCTAGTTTTGCCTCATGCTGCATTGTTTCCCTGACCTCTTTTTCATTGTTAGCATTTATTTCGCCACAATTTGTTTTTATTATTTTCTGTGGAAAGACCTCCCCTAAATCAGTGGGCATGTTGTTTTGATAGTTATATGCTTCTGAAATATATTTTTTATATTTGCCGTCCTCATATGTATAAAACACATTGCTATAATTTGTAATTTCATCTGGTATTTCCTGCAGACCTATAACACATTCTTTAGCACCGCTCTCGTCTGCCATAAACTCAATTTTTTTAACATTATCAATGCTATCTCCAAAATAGATCGAATTTCTTAAATCTCGCCCCTTCCAAATTTGAGTTTCTATGCCAAGAAGAGCTTTGCTTTCATCTCTATTTTTAAATAATGGCTTAACTATATAACTGCAATTGTATTTTTCTAGATTATTATATAGATTTTTGCCAAATGGCTCTCCAACAGGAAAACTAATTACTGCTCTAGGTATTCCAACTCCGTCTTTTACAAGAGTTTCATAAAAGAAAACTGCGGGATTACTATCAATATAGCTTAAGCCAAGTGCTCTTGGATCTATGCTGTTTTTTAAGTTATCTGTCCGCTGGATAAAATAATTATAAAAAGCTAACCTTAATACTGCATTAATTGCATCAGGTACTGGTTCTGGATATTCTGCATTGTTACTTATTCTATACTGCGTTGGTGCTGTACAATCGAGCAGTTTTTCAATAAAAAATCCTGATAGTGTTACAAAGTCACCATTTGTTTTTTCTTCATACACAATCTTTTGAACAATCCCCGTTTCGGGTCTATCTTTAACTTGTATATATTTGATGTCTGGATTGTAGTCTTTTGCTGCCATATACAAAACAAAATTCCCAGCCTCATGATATTTTCTATTCCATTGTAGTTCTATAAAATCTATTGGCATTATCTCATCGCCAAACTTGTTTAGACATGTTATCATTAGAGCCCTCCATATCTACCTGTATAACTAATTTCTGAATGGAATGCTGAGCTTTGGGGGTTATATATTTTCACGTTGTTATCACCGTATTTAATTTTTAGAGCAGCAATATCCCATAAATTATAATTTGATAAATTAACTAGACCGCCGTTTTTGTATACAGACTTCTTTTCACAATCAATTATTAAAATGTCGCCTTTATACAGATTGGTTTTTATCTCTGTTTTTAGATCTCCAATTTCAATTGTTATTCCAGGAACATATCCTGTAGCAGCTACTGTTATGGTTGGAGAGGCTGGTTCACTCCCAAGATAATTTATAGTTTTTTCGGTTGTTCTAACTAGTTCACTAAAAGCTAGTTTACCGGTTTTTCCTTCATATACTCTTGTATCGTGCCACAAAGCCTTGTTCGAACTAAAGTCGGTATAATCGGTGCTGTTTGCGAAAAGGTCTGAATATGGTGATAAAAAAGAAACGGCCAGTATTGCATTTCTACCGTAGCGTTCAGTTGGGTAAATTATGTCGCTGATTTCTGCTTCTTTAAGGTTTAACGTTCTACCTTGATATGTAATCTCCAAATCAAAAGTATAATTCGAATTATGGAAAGCCATAATCTCATCTCTAATTAGTGGATATTCTTCAATATCACGAGCAACTACCGTTATTGATACTTCTCTTGAAAGTTTTCGCTTCCCTGTTATTATGTCACCATTGCCAAAACCTCTAGGTTCTTTAAAAACTTCTATTTTGGTAAAGTCAGCACCTTCAACGCTTAATATTGCCCATTTCTCAGATTCATATTGAAAAAAATATCCGTCAGAACGACGGACAATAATATTATATTTTTCATTGTATTTCATCATGCACCTGCAAATCCTAGTCTTATAGCCTGTTTTCTTAGTTCTCTTGCAGTTTCTGCTGGAGTCTTCACAGGCTGGTATATATTAATAGTTTGGTTGACGCCTTCTGGCTTTGTTTCCTTGATGTCTGAACCAAAATTAGGTAATATTCGATCTACTGCCATATCGCCTTTTTTTGTCGAGATTCCAATTGATGATTCAAAATCTTGTGTTGCTATATCCCGAACATTGCTCATTGCATTTTTAACTGGATTCAAACTTTCATTTATTCCTTTAGCAAGACCTTCGTTGAGATATATACCGAACCCCTCAAATACTTTAGAGGGTGAGTTGATTCCAAATATTCCTTTTACAGTCTTTAAAATCGATTTGCATGCGCTTACCGCTACTCTTACAACACCGCTTATAGCTTGTCCCATACCTTTTGCAAGACCCAGTAAAAGGTTTTTACCTGCGTTTACCATTTGCCACACATTGCTTCTAAACGCACCAACAAGTGCGCGTATAATTGCTGGCACTGAACGTGCTACAGCAATTATGATTTGTGGAAGAGCCTGTATTATCGCAACTATTAAATCATATCCGGATTTTACTATAATCGGTATATTATTTGCTATAGCATTTGCTAAGCTCGCCACTATAGTAGGAATTGCTGGTATTATTGCCTGAATTATCTGTGGTAATGCTTGAACAAGTGCCACTAAGAGCTGAACTCCAGCCTGGACTATAAGCGGTATTAAAGGAATAATTGCATTTACAATTGAATTTATTATCTGTGGTATTACAGTGACTATTTGATTAATTATTGTAGGCATAGCCTGTGTAAGTGCTGTTAAAAGTTTAATACCTGTTTCAACTATCTGCGGTATTGCACCAACAAAAAATGTTCTTACCCCCTCTATTATTTGAGGCAGCGCTGAAAGTAGTAACGGAATTGCTGCAATCAAACCATCCATAAGGCCAGTTATAATCTGCAAGCAAGCCTGGAGCAAAAGAGGAAGTGCAGCTACAACGCCATTAATTAGATCTATTACGTTTTGAACTATCATTGGTATAAGCGTTGGTGCTAAACCTGCAAAAGTCTCAAATATTGCAACTGGAAGAGTTGTCACAATGTTTATAATCATTGGTATAGCGTTCTTAAGCGTAGCCATAACTGATTCTACTAAGTGTTTAATTGGCTCACTTAAATTCTCACCAATCGCAGCTTTACCCAGTAGATCCTGCCATGCTGCCTTCATCATGCCAAAAGACCCTGATAAAGTGCTCTCTGCTTCCTTTGCTGTTGTTCCAGTTATATCAAGTTCCTTTTGAACCGCATGTATTGCTTCATATACATCGCTTAAATTGTTGATGTCATACTTCTTACCTGTAAGTTTTTCAGCATCAGCAAGCAGACGTTCCATTTCCTGCTTTGTGCCACCGTAACCAAGTTTTAGGTTATCAAGCATTGTATAATTTTGCTTTGCAAATCCCTGGTAGGCATTCTGAATGTCTTGAAGTGGCGTGCCCATCTTATTCATGTTATCAGCCATATCCATCATAGCCATATTTGATATGTCTGCTGCTTTGCTTGTATCTCCACCAAGAGACTGCAAAAGAGAAGCAGAAAAACTTGTAACATTCTTCATGTATTCATTTGCAGAAAGCCCAGCGGTTTTATATGCCTCATTAGCATAGGCTTTCACCTTATCGGCTGAGCCCTTAAAAAGTGTTTCTATACCACCGATGGATTGTTCAAGTTCTGCGCCCTGGCTTATAGCAGATTTAAAAGTTGCAGCGATTGCAGTTCCAACTCCTAACTTCAAAAACGCTGTTTTAAGTGCACTTCCTAATTTGAAACCCGCTTCTTGTCCGATTTGTTCAGCCCCGATGCTTTTCATTAGGCTGCCTTTTATGCCCTGCGCTGATGGTACTATCTGTATATATGCTTTCCCAAGTTCTGTTGCCATCAAGTACCTCCTAGTATCTTTTTCTTGGTTCTTTCAAAGTCTTCTTTATTTCTGAAACTACTTACATCATTAGTTCTTGCAAAATTATCAATTATTGATTTAGGTCTGTTCTTACCTTTTTCAGCATCCTTTGTTTTTGTCCACAAAATCAGATTTAACCTATCAATGATTGTTGCCATTAGAAATTCATTAAGGTTTAAGGTTTGACCCGAAATTGCCATCATTACTCTTGTATCTGCCCTAAGTCCGGTAACTAAAGTAATAAGCAGAGGTACAGGAACAGATTTATAATCAAAAATCCCATAAACCTCTGCTAAATCACAGATTAACTCTTTTTTATACTTTGCGATTATCCCGGACAGGGCAATTAGTTTTTTAGATCTTCACCTGCTAGAGTAAATATTTCTGAAAGCTCCTGGCTTACAGCCTGCACTGGCACCCTACCATCTTTTTCTCTTACGTGATCATAAAGTTTCTTCTTCATCTTTTCGCCAAGTATCTTATCAATTACCTTCGTGATGATAAGTGGCTCGCTATCAATTCTTGCAAGTAGTTCGATAAGTTCCATGTCTTCAAGGCACTCAGGTTGAATTGTGCAAGTAAATCCTGATGAAGTTTTGATTTTCTTACTCATTTATTCTATCCTTTCACGATATATTCATAGTGAGTGTTACCCTGCTGATCAGGAAGTGCAGCAAGAGTAGTTTCGTATCCGATTGAATCTTCATCTTGATATGAAATCTCGCCAACTTCTGTAATCTTACCATTTGGTATTACAATTCGTTTTAGCGTGTTACCGCTTAGGATCATATCAATTACCCAAGCCACTGCAGGCTGTTCTTTATTATTTGCTTTGATTACAATTCCTGTTTCAAGTGTACCTGTTACATTTTCATCTCCGTAAACTGTTTTCAAAACTTCGAGATTTAAAGCCTCAATTAAAGTAAAGCCAAAATTATCAGGCTTTTCTTTTTGCAAAGTGAGTACAGTATCACCGCCCCACGCTTTCTTTGTTTCTGTGTCAGGCGAGTTTTCATTTGTCAAACCGTCTTCACTTATATAGCCAAGCCCTTTAAATGCTTCATCTAATGCTGTCTTGGCATCTGTTGGTAATTTTGTACCAATTGATGCTTTATATATAGCTCCACCTATTGCTGGTTTACCGACCGATACATTGTTTACATCGCTCATGTTTTTCCTCCTAATAATGCACTATGTCATAAACTGCTTGATATCTATACTTTTTTGTTTGTGTATCTGTAAAGTTGTAGTCACTATTTAATTTCACTCTTCCTATTTCGCTAAGTTCAATCATGCCCTCGACAGCTTCTTTCACATGCTCGTTAAGTTCACATGCTTCGTAAAGAGTTTTGGCATATGACTGGAAAGCAAAAGTTGAGTTTTTAATGTAATTTCTTTTGCCGCTGCCAACTTTTTCAAATAAAACACATTTCTCCGGTATTCTGCCTTGATTAACAAGACCAACCGGGACATCAAGTTTTTCTGACAAGTAGTCAAGTATTGTTTTTTCCATCATTTCATTGCCTTTAGTAAAGTATTATGCTTTGCATTACTTCTCATTGCTTTAATGCTTTCAGTGCTAACTCCAGCATTTACTCTGTTTTTACCTACATATACATCCGAGGTATAACCTTCCCCTGCTCTAGTAGCAATATCTTTAGCATACTTGCTACATATACTAGCCATCTCCTCTGATTTTAGTAGGCTTCTAACACCGGCTCTATTTAAAACAAATCTAGACTTAGCCATAATACTCCACCATTACCTTTTGATTCCATCTAAGTGGTACATTTTCATCAATGCCCTTTGTAGGCACTGTGAATGTCCTCCAGCGCTTGCCATAAAATTCAACAAGCCTATCTTCCCAATTATGGGTATCAGATTTTGGTATCCCGAGAGTGTACTGCGCTCTTTTGCCGTAAAGGTTTAAATTGTTAATTACATCTTCACTTGACGGCTCTGCAACAAGTACATCGTCTATAGGCACTCGAACCTCTTCAAAAATTGGAACATTAAATGGATCAAGTCCTTTTTTTCTAGTTTCGATTAAATTAACTGTTATCCCCTTTATCATAAAGTTCTATTCCCCCGTATTTTTGTTTTCTAAGTCCAAGCCTGGAAAGTTCCGTTTTCTTGATAAAAAGCCCTCCTCCAGGTATTAAATATGTGCCAGAGTAACTATAACCAAGTGCTGATTGTGATTCCTGGATCATTGGCTCTTTATCCGTTGAGGTTAGAAGCGTTCTTGCAAGCACATCAACTGTTACAGACTTTAGAACGCTTTCAAAAGTTGCAGATTCTAATTTCATTTCATCAAGATCTTTCCCAACTTTTTTCGCTTCTTCCCTCAGGCTATCACTTATAACTGGTAATAAAGCATCTGCTCTTTTTATTTCGTCTTGCGTAAGTTTTCGCCATAAATTTATAACATCATCTACGCTTGCAAAAGGTTCCATTATTTGTCCTCTTTCTTTGTTCTTCTTGTCTTCTTAGGTTCTTCAACTGGCTTTTCTTTAGTTTCAGCTTCTTGAAGTTCCCAGTCTCCACCTGAAATAGCACAAGGGCTGTTAATTACAGCCCCTGTCTTACTATTCTTATATATCATCGCTAACCTCTATTCAGTTACAATTCTTGCAAAACTGTTGCCATTTAGGATTCCCCAGCCAATATAAAGTTCTGCTCTTAGATATACCTGGTTGTATCCTCTTAGGTCTTTCTGAGTGTTGTCAGGATCGCCGTATTTGATAACTTCAAATGGCACTTCTTTTGCATATCCCCATTTAAACATGTTTGCGAAGTCTCCGATTATTGCGCGGTCTTTTGTGCCTGTACCGTCAGATACTGTCTTATTTACATCAACAGTTAGCCCTCTTACAGATCCTGGATTAGCTCCCCAGCCTAGTTCAGGATACTGCTTAACTCCGTTTACCTTCAGACCTGCAAGTGCAGAAGAAAAGATTGGTGACATTGCCATACCTGATACATCGCCATCTGCTCCCTGTACTGCTAAAACAGCCGCTTCAACGTTTGCTTCAGGATCTGCCTGTGTAAATGTTACAGTCTGAGTAACCTTTTTATCAAAATGATTATCCCCGATTATTGTTGATGCCTGGCCCGTTCTAGGATTTAAGCCATGAAAAGCCATGATGTCAAGTCCTCTTGCAACCTTTTTAGCAAAGCCATCGTTGAAAGCCTTAATAACATTTACTTTGTTTTCATCTGTAGCATAGATAAACTCATCAGATACCCTAGCACCATATTCGACTTTGATTGGTACAATCTTAACGGGATCAAGTGTTATACCGCCGTGTGTCTTTTTGCCATTTTCAGCGACAATATCGATGTCTGAGTCCATTGAGAACACAAACTCTTTCATGCCATTAAATGGAATTGGTGTCATGTTTGAAAGTTTTGCTAGTGAGCTAGCCCCCCTTTACTTTGCTGATCAAATCTGTAACTAGTACAGGCTCAAATAATTTTGTTACTTCGTTCATTTTTTATCCTCCGTTATAAATCTTTTACAAGTGCCATATACGCACTATCCTCGCCTGTTTTTTCAGGCTCATTATCTTTTAGTGGTGGAATTTTACTAGCTTGATTTGCTGTAAAATATTCCGCTAATGTTTTTACGTCATTTTCTATGCTCTCTTCATCTTCGCCCTGGATCCTATCAACTAGGCTATAAGGCAGTCCCCGAGCTAAAGCCGCCTTAGTTTTTAGCTCTCTTAACTTGAAGTTGTTAATTGTCTGCTCGTAGTCGTTTTGTTCTTTAACTTTTCCTGTTAATTCGTTAATCTGAGCATTGGCAACATTAAGCTTCTCTTTGTACTCTTCATTTATTTTTTTTAGTTTTTCAACCTCGGCTTTGCTTTCTTCTTCAAGTTGTGATCTTACGCTTCTTTCCTTTTGCTCTAGCCTTTCCTTAAGCCTTGCTTCAAAATCCTCTTGTGTTGTAATTGCTTCAAATGACATAATATTTTCCTTTCTTCCATTACCGCTGGAGTTGCGTGATTGTATAAAAAAACAGCCTGTTGGCTGTCTTAATATCTTATTATTTGTTTTGACTGTTTGCTTGTGCTGCATATCCAGTGCGCAAGCATTGCACTATCCATTAGTGCGATTTCATGTTCTTCATAAATTGCCTCATACCCAAAGCCCCCTTGAGAACCTATGTATCTTTTCTTGCAATTTATCGCAACCTCTCTGAGAGACGGTTGCCCTGCGTGGCAAACGGTTTTATCGAAAATTGCCTTTTCCCATTTTGAGTTAGCAATTATTATTTCTTTCACTGTAGGTAGTATAGGCTTTTTAAGTCCATACTCCCGCATATCCGCTGCAAGAATGTTTTGATTTCCTGCACCATCAACCACGATTTTTTTAACTGGTGCTTTCCTAAGGAAGTCAATAACCCATTCGTTCCCATTTCGCACTGACTGGCAGTCTATGCACTCTATAAATATCTTATCGTCTTTTGTTTTGAGTGCTATGCTAAGGGCTACATTTGCCCCGTTCCTGCCATATTTTATTCCAGCATATAAACTACCATCTAGTTCTTCAAAGTCTTTAACTGTGAGTATATCCCAATCATTTTCGCTTATTGCTGATTTTTGATTGTACTTGATCCAAAGCCCTAAACGCTGAATGTTAAAGTCTATATCGTCTGTTCCAATTTCATCTTCTATTGATCTCTCTGTAAATATAGTTCCAAGTGATGGATTGGTAAGATACCATGCTTCTTTATCGTATGGATCATGTTCATCTTCAACCGACCATTCAGCCCATCCGGCATTCTTTACACCGCCGACGATTATTTTGTTCCTTAAGTTAGTGAAAACCGTGCCGCTTGAAATTGGTGTTGGTGGCGTTCCACAAAATATTGTTTGTGGATTCTCGCTATCTGTTACGACGTATTTTAGTGCTGATTCCTGGTCTTCTGTGTACTCCTGTGCTTCATCAATTATTAAAAGGTCAAAGCCTTCACCTAAGCCGCCCTTACTACTTCTTGTCCTAAACTCAACGCTTCCCTCTCCAACCTTTATGGACTCTCTTCCTGTAGCTCTAAGTGATGTGTATTCAATCTTTGCTTTCTCTAGTAGGTCTATAAGCCTTTCCCATGCTGAATGTGATGTCGTTGTTCTATGTGCCGTGTGCAGCACTTTTTCACCGTCAACAAGTGCAAAGAGTTCCCTAATTGCTACGATCTCATTCTTGCCGTTTCTTCTAGGAAGCGAGTAGCCAAACTTTGTATACTCCCATAGCCCTTTACGATTCCTCGACAAAATAGCCTTCATGAGGTATATTTGCCACTTTTGCGCCGTACGCCCTGTTGAATTGTAAAGATCTATCGCTTCTTTATATCTGCTTTTTAAAGTTCTTGATATATGGTATAGTGTTGGCTTCTGATTTCCCTTTCTTTTAGCCATATTATCCCTTTGCATAAAAAAACACGCTTAAAGCGTGCTTATATAATAAGTATTTCGCAACTGTTAACCTCTTTTAATATATCTATTGATTAATCTAGCCGCCTCTAAAGTGACTTTGCCCATATATCTTTTTATGGCATTTAAATCAAAACTATCAAGTATTTCTTCTAGGACAGTAAACTCTGCTACTTCACCGACAAGATTATCTTCACTCTTTTCCATTTTTTCTATATAATCAAACATCCTCTTTGCCAGGTAATTATTATTTAAAATAGCGTCTTTTAATACCGGCACAAAGCAAAAGCTAAACACAGTGTGTGCACCTGAGTTCAAATCTATAGAATCACTTTGGAGTTCTAAATCGTATAATTCACTTACTTCAGAAAACTCTTTACATACATCATCAATTAAAGAATCATATTTTATCATTTATCTCACCGTCATTAATCTTTCTAATTCCTTTTCTAAAAACATCTTATCTTTTTCAGGAATATCCTTAGAAAGGGATTTGTTTATTTGTCTAATTAAATCCTCCACTTTTTTTGCATGGTTTCTTCCATCTCTACCCAAGTTTAATCCTGTTTCTATTTCCATTTTTCTTATAGCATATGTACTGCCATCACCAACACTTGCAGATTTACGATACGCTGTTCTAATGAATTTGCGAGACTCTTCATTCGTGTACTGTTCCATTAATGTGTCATAATTACTTTTACCAATGTATTTTCTATGTTCTTTTATAAAAACTGTGCTATTCGGCGCGACATAAAAATCAGGCGAATCATTTGTTATTTTTCTTTTTTCGAACTTATCCTCTTTACCAATATCGCGCCATTTCCTTGAATGTACGTTTTGCCTTCTGCCATTGCCCGGATCATACTCAACCGTACACCTACAAAATCTATGCCTTCTGTAAACATCTTTAGGCACATCAGGATATTCATATTCACCGGCTACTTCTTCGCACCAGTCGCAACAATGACCAGTACTTTTCCTAATTATCTTAGCCTTTAGCCCTGCCTTATACTGAAACTCAGCATTTCTTTTGATGGTATCATCAACTATGCTTTGGGTAAAGTTAGTAACTGGTTCTTCTAATATCCACGATATATCCTCGTACTTCTCCTCTGATGAAATCCTGTTGATAATACCTTTTGCCTTGTCAGTATTATACTGCGGCTTTATTCCTTTTAAACCTAAATTTGCTTTTCTGTTGAGGAGAGTCTGCACATCAGCTGAATACTCAGATACTAGATTGTAGTTGTTTTTTAGTGATTCGCCTACAACTCTTTCAGCTATATTATAATACATTCTTTCATCAGGTAACAGTTCCGGCTTAATATTATTTTTAAAAGATTCAGCAAGTGCGTCTCCGATAGCCTCTGCAAAGCTGTTAGCATCTTTAAATGTCGCATTTTTGCTTTTCATGGCTTTTAATGCATTTCTTACCTTCGCATTAGTTTTGACTCTTTCATTAAAATCATCTTGTATAGCCTTTAGTAAATCAGGTGCTATATCTTTCATTGGTTATTTCCCTCAACACCAGTTAAATCTCTTATGGTCTCACCTGTTATGTATTCAGGTATAGCCTGGTTGATTTTGATTGCTCCATCGCCAATAAGTGATAGAGTTGAAGCATCCGCTTCAAATACTGGCTCCCATTTTGGCCTTACATTGTAAATCTGGCTCCTAAAGTATGGATAATTATCCCTAAGGCAAGCCGCTAAGTAACCAACGTTTAAGAATCCGCTTCCAAAACAGCGCTGTGCTTTCTTTGATGATATCCTTATTTGTTCATGGCTTGATTTGATTGCTTCTGCACTTGATGGATTGTCTGTTACAAAACCTAAATCATCTAGTGTAAGCCCTGTTTCTCCAGCAAACCCTGCCGCTGCAGTTCTTAACTGCTCTGTAAAAGGGCTCATGTTTTGCTGTGTAAACTGCCCAAGCTTAGGAGAATCTCCTTCCTCGTCTTTTGTAAACTCTAGGAGAGTTGATATTGTCGCCTTCCACTTATCCATAGGCTCTGCATCCTGGCTTGTACCAACCACATACTTTTGAGGGAATGAATAAAATTCAGCCGATATATCTGCTCTCTCTAGCGTTCTTTGAGCATACTTTTGGAAATAGATTCCAGCTCTTGTTATTCTACTTCTGCCAAAAGGTCTCACTGCATCAGGTCTATGTATAATTGGCACCAGTAGAGGATATGGCACTGCGTGTGTATACTGCTCTATGAGTTTACTGTTTTCATATATCAGGGTTTTGTTAGGCACAAAATAAGCCTCGGTTTCTGTTCTCCCATATTCATCACGCTTTAGTACTGCGTACCCCTCTCTTAAAAGTCCAGTAATTGGATCTATAACCCCAGTAGCATTACTGCCCTCGATGACTTGAAGTCTAGGGAAGTCTTCTTCACCTGTCGAAATGTATATAAAACAGCAAGATGAGATTAGCGCTGATAGGATTGCTGAATCAAAGAATGTATCCGGATTATTCATGTTAAAAATCTCATTAAATCCAAAAATATCATCGCTAAATTCTCTGAAAACTAATCTATCTGCCATAGAATCGACAGCTTTTCCACACCAACCTAGCGTACTTTTAAATAAATTTCTTATTTCCGCAGGTATTACCATTCCAGGTGATAAATCATCCTTTTTCATCTCGTAATATCTGTATCTTTCAAGCACTCTGGGTCTATGTGCTTCTAATTTTTTTGATAAATAATCTTTGCCTTTGAGGTCATACATCGCTTCTCTGATGCCCCTTTCTTTCGTGAGAAATTATTCGCAGTGACGGCGTGAACTCCGGAGCCGTACCCGGGGAGGGGGTTATGCCCCCATAAATTTACATTTCTTTTTCTTGAATTATATGTTTTTATTTCGTCCATTTTTTTGATAAAGGTAAATTCCTATTCCCAATTATATTTACTTTTCTTTGTTTCTCAGGTTCCTTGTATGTCTTGTCGCTCTTAAGTCTATTGCACGTTCTGTGTGCTAACTGTAAGTTACTTATATCGCTTGGATGTCCACCTTTATTTATGGGTACTATGTGATCTATACATGCAGATAACGGATCAGGATACTTGATACTAAAATCTACAGGCTTACCACATATCCCACAGACTGACCGGGTGGCATAAATTCTTTTTTTGTTTATATCAAACTGCCGGCGGTGTGCTCCATCTCTGTCCGGTCTTTTATAGGGGGTGGGCATATTATTTTCCTTTCTCTAAAATAGAGAGAGCCCCCTTAGTGGAGGCTCATAATGTTAAGAAGGAGATTCTATAAGAAAAATGATCTTGTTCTCTCTTTTCACACCTACACTATATCATAGGTTCCAACTGACATTAAATGACATGTTTTAGTTTTTCTAGTGCTTTATCATGAATGCGGTAAACATGCCTACTAGATACGTTTATTTTATCTGCAATCTCATCCCAACTTAGCCCACCGATATATCTAAGCTGCATGATGTCTTTTTCTAATCCGTCTAACACCTGCAACTTTTTATAAACAGTTTCTTTTTTCTCAAGTACCGCTGCAATATCCTTTTTAAGTTCTCTTTCAAGGTCAAGGTATTTGGTTATAATTTCATTTTCGCTTCTGCTCGATGTTTGAACTTTTAGTGTAGTAGTGTCTATACCTGGAACTGATATAGCAAGCTCATATAATGCGGCAGCTGTTTCTTTCTTTGCCCGTATTTTTTTATCTGCAATTATAATTTCTGTTAATTCATCTTTGGTCATTTTGTACCTCAAAATTGCCCTGCTACAGTGCAAGGCTCATCTGCTTTTCTACCCTCGTTCTTATGCGGTCCTTTTTATATTTTCTTTTTCTGCCACGTCTATATTTTTTATATGGATTAGAATCAAGTGATACCTGGACAAACTCTAAGTATGGTCTATCAGTATCGGGATTGATTCCTTGCCATATACTTTCCTGGTCTATGTAATATCCTTTTGTTGCCTTTGCCTCAAATATCTGCCTTATGCTCACCTCTTCAACTCTTACATCTGGAGACACTACGCTTCGTGATGTTTTGTATCTCCTCTTTGAGAATGTATCTGCCTTTCTAAATGTCTTACTTGTTTCTTTAATCAGATAATCTGCAAGTGCTCTCCAGTCTCCTGTTTTGTCTAAGTGTGATGTATGTATATATCCATGCTCCCATATCTCTGCAATCTTTGCTGGATCCACATAAGTTAAGATAAAGTGGTGATGGATTCTTTTATTTTCGTATTCTGTTACTTCAATCCACTTAAGATATGTGCCTTGCTTCTTGTACAAGGTTCTAAGTCTTCTCTTGAAATTATCAAGATTCTTCCTTGCTTCTTCTTTGCTTGGCTCATCTCCTGCATAAGTCAAAGATACATGTAAATCTCCTGGCTTAAAATTATGATGAAGTTTTATATTCAAATCTTTAACAGCCATCTTATAATTTATTTTTGCCACGTTATCCGATGTCGGGTTTTTTCTCTCTGTTCTTTTTTGGAAATCCCTTTTTCTCCTGGTAGTGATTTTTGTGAAAAGAAGTTTACCAGCTTGAACGGTTTCTCTTATAGCTTTCATGTCCTATTATTAATATCCTGTATCAAGTTATATGCGGAATTTCACCGCAACTTTTTCTTCCTATATATTTGCCCTGCTAGGCATCTAGTAGGGTTACTTCTATTTATATGTATATTGCTTTTTACGTCTTAGCTTCCTTGAATATCTTTCTTCTCTATATTCATATCCAATATCTGCTTTGGCTTCTCTCATAGCCTTACGGACTTTATCTACTTCAGCTTTCCATTTTTTATAGTCTTCACATCGACTGTGGCAGCCAATATCTCTTCTTGTGCAATCAATACATTTACATTCGTTTAACATACCGCTGCCCATTTCTTTTTTTACTCCTGGAATATAACTGTCTTGTTTTGTGCTATAGCATAGCCAAATTCTATTCTTCCACTTGAATTGCTATATACTCTTCCTGTGTTCCAAGATTATATGTTGAACTTACACATGCTATATCTTTTAGTTCTGATCTACCTTCTACTAGCACGTCTTTATCTTGATCACAACTTTTTAACTTTTCTACTAATTCTGCTACTGTCATTTTTGTCTCCTTTATAGTTCTTCAAATTCTTTTCTTAACTCTTTTAGATGTTCTTTCATGATTTCTTTAATTTTTACTTTCAATTGTTGTGGTGGATCATATCTGGAGTTTAGATATCCCACATCCATAAAAAAGTTTTTTAACCAGTTATCCCTGTTTAAAAAGTTTTCGAGTTCTTCAATTTTTTTATTTAGCTCGTTTGCTTTTTTCAAATATTCCTCTTTCATAGTGTCCTCCCTTATGATTCTGCTGATGTAGTGGACACATCTCTCCTGGTTACTTTAATTTTAGAACTTGTTTCTTTTATATTTATGGTAGACTGACCAACTTTAAATGTTGCACTGTTTAGTCCTGTCTTTATAACTTCTTCCGCTGCAAGCTTTAATAGCTCTACCGTCTTATATCCTAGTGATGGTGCATAAGCATTGCCTTGAGATATTTCTTCGATATCTTTAAATACTTGCTTTTTCTTTTGTACTAGTTTTGATTCTGGGCAGTCACAGTTATCACTTGCTATTTGGTCTGCTTGTGTTTGGTCTGTAGCTCTTACGCTTTGGACTTGCCCACAGTACTCACATACGCCTTGCATTACTTCCATGTTTTGTCTCCTTTTCTTCTTTAACCGCTGCAATGTTTGTATTCTGTTTTATTCAAAATAAACCTCTGTTGTGTATACAACCTTTTTAATCTTTTGCGATTCGTCATCTTCCTCTTCTTCTAGTTTCTTGAGTTTATTATTTAAGTGTTCGTTCAAGGTTTCTAACTTATCTAGAATGTCGGTTTTCATTTCATTTTCCATTAGGTCTGATACTTCCATGATTTCAAAATCTTGCCTGCCTTTATAATAATCGTAAAAGAATTCTGGATAAGAATATGAAATTGTTTTATTTTTCACCCATATATGAGAATCTGACATTGCTGAGTTCCAATCCTCGTCATCATCAATTGGTGGGCTTCCATTCTCCCACTCACACCCTGCCTCATCGAGTTTTTTCATCAGCCAATCATGCTCTTCCCGATTTCTTACTCTATAAACTACCTTATCTGTTTTAATCATTTTCTTGCTCCTCTAGTTTCTCGCCTATCGCTTTAACAACATCAACTGTTACGCCGTTTCCCGCTTGCTTATATAGCTGTGAATCCGAGTTAAACTCTTTTGCTTTCTCAAAGTACTCATCTGTCCACCCTTGCAGTCTAAAACATTCTTTCGGTGTTAGTTTTCTAATGGCAAGGTAACAGCCATATTTTTCACTCCATACAGCATAAACTGTTCCACCACCTTTGAGTTCTACGACAACCCCTTGATAGCAATTATGATCAAGGCAAGCGGTATGCCCATATCTAAATGGGTGTCCCCTTGTGCTACTTGAAAAAGCTTTTAAGTCAATTGCTACTCCATGTCTATCCTGCATTGTGAGTGTAAACATTGGATCACCGTCATCTTTAAACCGTCTCCCGTTTTGCCTTTTGCTTATTCTGTCAGGTGTTAAAACTGGAATTACAACGGCAGTGCCCTCAGATTTTCGGTTTGACAATCCTCTATCCTCTCTTGCACTTATGCAGTTGGAGATATTTAAGGCTTTAGGATTGTTTCTACTTTTATCAATTCCAAAAGCATATAGTCCAGTTTTAGCGCCTTGACCACCGCCTAGCGAGCTAAGAGTGCAGCTGATCCCAGCAGAATTGTAAACACGATTGCCTTGTTTGCCCGGTATTAGCTGTTTAAGATGATTTTCTCCGCTTGCTCCCTTGATAGGAAGTATTTTGCTTCCACCTCGTCCTCTAAGATGTCCGATAGTGTATATCCGCTCCCTGTTTTGTGGCACGAACCACTTTGAGTTGATATTTTGCCACTCGACATCGTACCCAAGCTCATCCAGTGAAGCGAGGATTTCGAGGTAGTCGCCCCCCCTATTTGATGAAAGCATTCCTTTAACATTTTCATAGATAATCCACTCGGGTCGATCTTCTTTTTGCCTTTCTCCAAGCAGTCTAAAAACTTCTCTAACGAGGCTACTTCTTCCTCCGTCAAGTCCTGCCCTTCTTCCTGCAATGCTGAAATCTTGACACGGCGCTCCGAACGTCCATATGTCTGCTCTCGGGATATTTCCTGCTTTTGTGATGTCGCTTTCGTACCACTCACCATTTAGATGTTCCTCCTTTAAAATTTCCTTTTGTCTTTGCTTAAGCGGTAAGCTTAAGAGATATTTCCTTTGCTCATCTGTGATTGTATGCATTGAGCGGTAACTTGCCTCAGCAAATTTATCAAGCTCACAATGGCCTACGCACTCATGCCCCGCAAGCTCGAGTCCCCTTGTGAAGCCACCCACACCACTAAATAAATCTATAAATTTCATAGGTTTTTACCAATTCCATTTTTGTGCTGTTTTCAATTAAACTACCTCATTTCCCCAACAGTCATAACCCTCTCTTTCTGTTCGAGCGTACAATTCAATTTTTCTCAAGTCTGGATATAATCTGTTGATAATCTCAAATGATTTCTCAGGTTTCTGACTATGTTTCTAAACTTGCTCTTTGAATACTGTATGAATCTTTCCTCTTTCGTCCTTTGCGACAGGTGTTAATTTACCTTTGTAACAATAGAGAAAGTATTCGTGTCCGTATCGGACTGTAAATGCTGAAGGTATGCCAGTAACCTTATTCCAAATCATTCTTGCGTGAATTTTATAGCCTAGACTCTTCGCTATTTCTTCTGCTTCAAATAAATATTTATCTATCGTCCACAGGAATAAAATTGAGTTTTCTTCTGTCAAATCAGTTGCCACCTTTAAATGGTTCTTGATTTCTTCTATTGAACATGTTGGATAATCTAAACTTTTACCGCTCGTATTTGGTCTTACTGATTTCTTACCGCCTTTTGACTGTCTCCACGGAGGATCTGCGACAATTAAGTCATATTGATTATTTGTACTAAAAATATCTACATACATCAGTTGAACCACCTCACTAAAGGCGCTTTACTGTTCCCTATCCAATTTTTCATTTGTTTTTACCTATCCATGTTATTGCAACAAGTGTTATACATATTATTGCGGTTGTGATTATAGAAGTCATATATCCTCCTTATTATCTATTTAACTCTATCTCTAATTTTTCTATTTTGTTCTTTAAGAGCTCTGCTAATTGGGGGCTGTTTTTATATTTCGTTAGTTCTTTTTTAAATATTACAAGTTCTTTCCTTTTAGCTAACCTCTTGTCCTTTAATTCACTACTTCTTTGTTGGATACGAAATCCACAAGCAATATATATGTTTAAGCTATAAAACTCGCAATTTTGACAACAAGTTATACATACTGACTCACCCTCGTAAAGTGGGCATTGTCTTGATTCTCTAAAAATTTTATTTCCGCATCCTGGGCATTTCATAAATAGTTCCTCCCTATTAGATTGATCCAACTTCTTAAAGTTTCTTCTTTGCTCTTTCCACTTGCAATCTGCTCATCCATATACTTTTTCTGATAGTATTTCCTCCAGTAATTAGTTATGCTCTGTCCTAATGCTGTTTGCTCGTGAACCTCTTTATGCAATTCTGGGCTTAGATCTACTTGGAATCCATAATCAATGCTTATCTGTCTTAGTCCACTTCCAAAGAAAACCTCGTGCCTTTCTGCATATGGCTTTCCTGTGTAATAGCAGTATCTATTTGGTTTATCTTTCCAACCGTTTGTTTTTCTCTTCTTCTTTTTCTTCTTTGGTTTTGGAAAAGGACAAGATTGATAGTAATCATTCATTGTTTTTCATACTCCTTTTTTATGATATAATTTTATTCAGGAGGTGATTCTATGTTTTCAAATTTTGAAAAGTCAGTTTACAAGGATTTATTTGAATGATTCTCTAAAGAAGAATATCATGTTGAATATTTACGTGATTCATATTCTCATGATTTTGAAGAGTTAAGGAATGCTTTAATTCACCTTGACGAAGCTGGCATTCTTTTTCTTTACGAGAATAGTCCTGATAAATTATTTGTGGAGCTTACACCTAATTATTGTTATAAATTTGCAGAATTATAACTCTAAGAACCGTGAATTCGGTTCTTTTTTTAAGAAATCAATTGCAAAATCAGCGTCCTTCACTTCCAAAATATTTGTTTTAAGTTTATCCATATCTTCTACATATATATGAAAATGATTGTTCTCTATAGCTATATACGCTTTGGTATTTATATCATTTTTAGCAACAGTTATTATGTGTCCCATATTCTTCTCCTTGTTTACACTTAATCTTTTTAAACTTGTTCTTTCTTTTTTATAAACTTTGTTGCTACAGCTGCAACCTGCACCGCTTCAGCCGCTGCAAGCACAGCATGCTCATATATGTGGTCAAGGCTTTCTAACTTGCTTTTATCATCAGAATCTAGAAAAATTTTTGCTTTAAGATATTCCGAGTGATGTTTTACTAATCTCGATTCTGATCCAAGTTCATAAATTTCTTCTAGTAGTACTGCCCATGCCTCATGGTCTGAGTGAAATTTCTTCTCTGGTATATCTATCATTTTAAATTCAGCCTCTACGGCTCTTATAATTTCGTGTGTATTTAGCATTTTTCTTTCCTCTACTTTTGTTCCAGAATTTTATCAACTGCTTTGTCAATATATTCAAACGTTTTATCAACATTTTCTACCGTTGTCAGTTTAGCAAGTTGCATTTTGTATAATGTCTCTTCGCTTGGCACAAGCAAGAGTAATGTTAGACTGATAGCCAAGACAATACCTGCTATTTTCGTCCATTTTTTTAGAAGTTTATACTCTTTATCATCCTCGTCGTAATATGCGTATTCATTAAATATAAAAAAAGCCATAAATATTAGTGCAACACCTGACAAAATGAGCAAAACAAGCGAGATTACTTTAATTGTCTCGCATATATTCGCTAAATAGAAAAATATTGGGTTAATTATGTAGTTCATTGTATTTTGCCTCCTTTATTTCAATTTGTTCATCATCAGCATTTTTATTTCTCATTTTCTCTTTATTCCATCCGTAATAGCAGTGACTGCATATCGTATGCCGTCTTCTGCTTGA